GAGATAGAAAAATTTAGAGGTTGAAAACTAATGAAGTGCTACATAGATGAGTGCCAATCATTTAGATCCTACCTGAAAGAACTGATAAACGATATTATAATACCTGCCTTAAGGGACAAAAGAGGACAATTATTTCTTACAGGAACTCCAGGTCCAGTCAAGGCAGGTATATTTTTTGAATATTCTCAATCTAAAAACTGGGAGGGACATCACTGGACTGCATTTGATAATCCACATATGCACTTACCACCTGCCCTAGACCTAGAAGAGATACTAAAAGAAGAAAGAATCATAAGAGGGATTGACGAATCAGATCCATCTTATATAAGAGAAACATATGGAAAATGGGTAGAGGACAAAGATGCGCTTGTATTTAAATTCAATAAAGCAAAAAACATCTACAATAAACTCCCTACTGAAGGCGAGTGGAACTATATCATTGGTATTGATATTGGCTACAATGACAGTGATGCTATCGCTGTTATCGGTTATAATACGCACCACAAAAGAGTCTACTTGGTGGACGAACATGTCAAAAACAAACAAAACATTAGTCAACTGGTTGCGGTTATAAATGAATACAAGGACGTTTACAACCCAATACGAATGGTCATGGATGCAGGAGCCTTAGGTAAAAAGATTCAAGAGGAGCTTCGAATGAGGCACGGTCTTAATATCGAGGCTGCTGACAAGACCCGAAAGGTAGAATTTATAGAGCTATTAAATGATGACTTACGAACTGAAAAATTTAAAGCCTTCAAGAGTTCTCTATTTGAAGAGGATTGCATGTTGGTACAGTGGGACAAGGATTCGAAAATTCGTAATCCAGAAAGACCAAAGATTTCAGACACTTATCACTCTGACATCTGTGATGCTGTATTGTATGCTTGGAGGGAATGCCGTCATTATCTATCTGAAAAGCCAAAAGCCCAACCAAAAGAAGGATCAGATGCCTACATGAAAGAGCTGGAAATGAGAGAAGCTAGGGAATGTGAAGAACGTAAGAAAGATCCATATGCCTTTGAATTAGAGAAGTTATATGAGCAGGATATGGAAGAATTAGATAATATAATGGATGAACAATAGGAGAGGACATGTTAAATGAACTTGATGACGTTAAGTCCTTTATTATATGGTGTAAAAATAATAAAGTAAAATCGTTTAGGTCAAAAGAGCTAGAGTTCGAACTTTCTGACATAGGATTAGTAGAGGGTTTAGCTAACGTAGAGGAACTACAAAAGCACTTAGACGAATCTAAACATGAAAATGAACAAATACAAAAACAAGAAGACGATGAACTAATGTTTTGGTCTTCTAATACTTAGGATATTTCATGGGTATTTATTCAGAAATTAACGGAAGTAAATGGTGGTTAGCCAGTAATAATGACTTATATCAAGAACTATTCTCTTACGTTAATAATCTAGATAGTAAACAACAGTATAGATCAGCTGATAATCTAAGGTATGCTAGGTTATACGGAAACTTTGATTACTTTGGTCTAAATGCTTTAAATTATTACAGAGTTGAAGCCTCCTACAATGTAACCAATCGGGTTACTCTTAACGTAGTGCAGTCTATGGTAGATACTGTAGTCTCAAAGATAACTAAAAATAAACCAAAAGCTACATTCCTCACCTCTGGTGGGGATTTTAGTTTACAGACTAAAGCTAAAAAACTTACAAAATTTGTCGAAGGTATTTACGCTCATACTGATTTTTATGAAAAAGCTACCAGGGCATTTCAAGATGCTTGTATTTTTGGTACAGGATGTCTTAAAATTTTTATCGAAGACGGTCAGATAAAAACAGAAAGAGTAATGATTGAAGAGATAAAGATAGACGATGTAGAATCTTTTTATGCTAAACCAAGACAAATCCATCAAGTTAAGTATGTTCAGAAGTCAGTCCTAAAAGAAACTTTTCCAGGTTTTGACTTACAAATAGACCAAGCAATGAACACAGACGATAACAGTTTTCAAGACTATCAATCGTCTACATATAAAGACATGGTAAAAGTTGTAGAGTCTTGGCACCTAAAATCTGGACCAAAAGCAAAAGACGGTAAGCATACTATTTGTGTCTCTAGTGCTACTCTCTTTGAAGAAAAGTATGATAAAGATTACTTTCCCTTTGTATTCTTTAGATGGGGTGACAGACCTGTTGGTTTCTTTGGTCAAGGTTTAGCTGAACAGCTACAAGGTATTCAACTAGAGATTAATAAAATACTAAGAACAATACAAGTATCAATGCACCTTGTCAGTGTTCCTAAGTTACTAGTAGAAGCTAGTTCTAAGATCGTATCATCTCACCTTAACAACCGTATAGGTGGGATTATTAAGTATGCAGGAACTCCTCCAGCTTATGCTCCTCTTGGTGGTATCCCAGGTGAACTATTCTCTCACCTAGATCGTCTATATCAAAGAGCTTATGAAATATCAGGTATCTCTCAACTAGCTGCTCAGTCCTTAAAACCTGCTGGTCTAGACTCAGGTAAAGCCCTAAGAGAGTTCAACGATCTAGAGACTGAAAGATTTATGTCAGTAGCTAAACGATATGAAAAAACTTTTATGGATGCTGCTGAGATTATGATAGACATGGCTAGAGATTTATACCTTGCAGAAGGTGAGTTTAAAGTAAAAGCTAAAGATGGTAAATTTGTAGAAAGTATTAGTTGGAAAGATGTAGACATGGATAAAGATAAATACATGATGCAGGTATTTCCTACCTCTGCCTTATCTAATACTCCTGCTGCCAGACTAGCAGACGTTCAAGACCTATTGGCTGCTGGTTTCATAGATAAAGAAGATGCCTTAAGTCTACTAGACTTCCCAGACTTAGAATCTACAATGAACTTATTAAATGCTGATTCTAAAAACTTAGAAAGAATTATAGAAAAAATGATGGATGAAGGTGAATACTTTCCTCCTGAACCATATCAAAATCTTGAAAACTGCTTACGAAAAACACAACAAGCTTACTTATTATACAAAGTCCAGGGTGCTCCAGAGGATAGACTAGAGCTTCTAAGACAGTTTATGGAAGACTGTCAGAATCTTTTAGAAAGAGCTAGAGCAGAAGTACCAGGACCACAGGAACTTACACAGGAATTAGCAGCACAAGGAGCAGCTACAGCAGCAGCAGAAGTAGCTGAAAATATTCCACAAGAGCAAGGTCTATTAGAATCTGGAGCCATAGATTTAAGTGAACAAGGACAACCACAGGAAGAAGTGGTACAAGAACAAGCAGTAGACGAACAACAGGTTATAGAATAAAATATAATAAGAATACAATAGTAGATCAGTAGATCGGGTACCACCCAAAAAGCTAAAGGAGCCAAAATGGAGAACACACACGAACATCTAAATGATGTTGTAATGAACCAAGATTCTGATTTAGATGCGTCTGAGGAAGTTGAGAATTCATTAGAAGAAGCTAGAGAACCTGAAAAAAGTGATGATTTTTCACGCAAGTTTGCTGCTTTGAGCAGAAGAGAAAAAGAAATAAGAGCAAAAGAAGCAGAATATGACAAGCGCATAGCTGAGTTAGAAGAAAAATTTAGCTCCTATAACAAACAACCTGAGCCGGAACCAGAGTTACCGATAGAATACAGGTTGAAAAAAGATCCACTTAGAGCCTTAGAGGACATGGGTCTTAGCTATGATAAGTTGACTGAGCTAGCATTGAATGATGGAAAACTTACTCCAGAAATGCAAATGAAGTTAATGCGTGAAGAACTAGAAGGTGATTATAAAAAGAAGTTTGAAGACTTAGAAAATAGACTTCTAGAAAAAGAAAAGAGTGATGAGCAAAGACGATATGACGATATTCAAAGAGGTTTTCAAAACGAGATAGAAGACTGTGTTGAATCTAATCCAGATAAGTATGAACTGATACAAGCAAACGAAGCAAATGATATTATTTATGACGTTATTGAAGAGCATTACAACGACACTGGTAGAATCTTAGACATAGAAGAAGCTGCCGAAGCCGTTGAAAGTTATCTAGAAGAAGAAGCTGAAAAGCTACTAAGTCTAGGTAAACTTCGTTCTAAGTTTGGTATAGAGAACGATTTTGAGCAAGAGGAGTCCCCAAGACAGTCGCAAGTAACACTGTCAAACGCCATGTCTGCTCAGGCGAATGAAAGAGTAGCTAAAAAGTTATCGGATGAAGAAAGTAAGGTTCTTGCAGCCAAAATGTTAAAATGGGAATAATTAATTTACTAAACTTAAAGGAGTTTAAAAATGGCACTTAATATGACTACTTTTGCTGCGGCTCTTAAGCAGCATTATACAAATGAAAGAGTCGAGAATATGGTTTACAAAGATAATCCATTTCTCGCTATGGTAGCTAAGTATGAAGACTTTGGTGGAGAAAACCTGAAGCTTCCTATCAAGTATGGGATTCCTCAAGGTAGGTCCGCTACTTTTGCTGATGCTCAAGCTAACAAAACTAATACTCAACTTAAAGCATTTTTGCTTACCAGAGTTTCCGATTATTCTTTAGCTTCTATTGCTAACGAAACTATTGAAGCTTCCAAAGGAAATGCAAACGCATTTATGGAATCTGCTACTCTTGAAATTGATGGAGCTATCGAATCTGCTACTCGATCACTTGCTATCTCCCTTTATGGAGACGGTTCAGGTCAGATCGGTGTTGTTGGTTCACTAGCTACTACTACTGCTTCTAACGATACTATTACTCTAGCTACTGTTGATGATGTTACTAACTTTGAAGTTGGTATGCAGTTAAACTTTGGTACAGCTACAGCTAACAAAGAAATTTCTACTATCAACAGAGACACAGGTGTTATTCTTGTTAACGCTGCTTCAGGTGCTACTACTACAGAAGCTATTTTTGTTGATGGTGATAAAGATGGAAAAGTTAAAGGTTTAAGTGCTTGGCTTCCATCATCTGCTCCAGGCTCTACTGATTCTTTCTTTGGTGTTAACAGAAGTTCAGATGCTACTCGTTTAGGTGGTATCAGATTTGACGGTTCATCACTTCCTATCGAAGAAGCTCTTATTGGTGGTGCTTCACGAGTCGCTAGAGAAGGTGGAAAGCCTGATGTTTGTTTCATGAACTACTCAAACTTTGCTGACCTAGAAAAAGCTTTAGGTTCTAAAGTTTCTTATGTTGACGTTAAAGCAAGTCCTGAGATTGGTTTTAGAGGTATTTTAATTCACGGTCCTAGAGGTCCTATTAAAATAATACCTGATCAAAACTGTCCTAAAGATGTAGCTTTTATGCTTCAAATGGATGTTTGGAAACTTTACTCTCTTGGTAAAGCTCCTAAGATTCTTGATTCAGACGGTCTTAAATTCCTTAGGGAATCTGGGGCTGATGCTGTTGAAGCTAGAATTGGATACTACGCTCAGTTAGGGTGTCGTGCTCCTGGTTT